CGGCCCATGCTCGACGCGGTCTGACCAAACGCCTTCAGGTCGGCCGCGGCTTTGCGCAGCCCTTTCTGTAGATCCGAGTCCTTGACGAAGAGTTCGACAAACGCCCTAGCCGCCCGTATTGCACCGCCAGTTCCAGCCATCAGCGTTTCCTTTTACCCTTCCCGCCCGGAAATACCTTCCTGAGCATTGCGCACTCAGCGTCGGTGGCCGGCGGTGGCCGCCATCGCTTCTTCTGCTTCACGAGGTCGGGTGGCATGAACGTATCCGAAGTGTGCAGGAGTTGGTTCTTTTCGGTGCAACGGCTGTTGTGGAGCATCTGGAGGATGTCCGCCGTCCGCCGCCAGTCGTGCGTCCGCTTCGCCTTCGCCATGTTCCATAGGCTTCGCAGCGTTAGGGGGTCGGGGTCGATTCCGACGATTCCGGCGTACTCGTCGATGGCGTCCCAGACAGTTCTTGGAGGTCCTTCTTCGTCTTCTCGATCTCCCTCTTCAGGCTGTCCTCCATCAGCGTCCCCTCGAACATCTCCACCTGGGCCGCCGTCGTCAGGCCCATCAGTTCCTTTCGTTTGTCCACCGCTTTCTGAAGTGCCGGTCTCATCGCCGGCCGGGTAAAAGCAATCAGACCCTCGATCACGCAGGTTGCCGCCGCTTCGACAGTGTCGCCGTCGAACACCTCGGCAAACTGCTCGTCCGTGAGCCCGCGTGACTCGATCTGGGGTGAGCAAATTGCGTACATGACCTTCCCGAAGTCGAAGATGTCATCGCCCAGCGTGGTGATGACGACCGGGTCGGTCAGGTCGATTTGTGCATAACTGCGAACCCTGCGAACTGACCCAATCACAATGTTCACATCCCAGGATAGGCCGTTTTTGTCTTTGAACTGTCCCACGTGTTTCTCCTTTGTGTTGACGGTTAGCCGGCTTAGCCGGCGACGATGATGATGTCGAGTTCCTGCGAGCCCGTACCGGTAACAAGAAATTGATCTGCGGAATCGAGTGCCACGTCTGGCGCGGCGTCATTTCCGAACATCATGATCTGTTGGCCGGGCATCAGGTCGATTTCATTGCCCGTCCCGAACAGGAGGTAGGGATGCGTGCCATGGGGCGCGAACGCAATTGTGTTCGCGTTGGCGGCAACGGACTTGATGATGATGAGTTGAATCTTCAGACCAACCAGACTGATCGTGCTAGCGTTGGTCCCGGGCAATGCGTTCAGGTCGATGGTCGCCGTACCGCCTGCGAGTGCCTGCGTGAACGAGGCGACCGTGGTCACGGGCGGCGTTGTGGCCGCAGTGAGCGTGCCGGAAATGTTGAATGCGTTGTGCAGCACGGTGTTGTTGGTGCTATTGATCCCTTCGTTGCCGGCAACATCCGTGGCCAAGGTTTCGACGGCACTGACCGTCATCGCATACGCTGCGGATACTGTGTTTGCCATGGTGGCGTTCCTTTATGTTGGAAGAAGTGTTTGGGTTAGTGGGTTACGCCCACGTGGGTTCGGCAAGTTCGTTGTTTGGCTTGGCTTCGATGCTGTAAGTCATCACGTCGCGCAATGGCTCGTTGCGAGTGAAACTGGTGATATTGAAATTACCGAGGAGTCCTTCGCCGCCGTTTTTGTTCTTGGCATGGAAGGACATCGCGGCTTTGGTGTACCAAGCCGTTTGGATTGCAGCGATCGCGAGGTCGGTGTCGTCTTCGTCGACGAGCATGTCGAACGTCAGGACGGCGTTCAACAGAAGCACTTTCGATGACTCGAATAGTGTCGACATGCGACTCGTTGTGTCCGCATCGACCGTGCTGAGCGTCAGCGTCACGTCGCGGACATTTGTAACTGTGCCTCCTGGTGCGGGCGGGTTGGCGGCAGTACCAAAAAGAAGTTCGCCCGTAAGTCCAAAGGAATAGGCCATGGTTGGTCCCCTTTCGTGGGAGGTGACCCCGCATGGCCGTGTCAAGTCGGTCGCGTCGGACAATTACCCCGACGCGGATCAGTCAAATTAGTTGTGAACGGAACCGCCGAACCGCTTACGCATGTTCGGTATCTCTCGCATCAAGGCCGGGCCCATGAACGGTCGAGCCTTTTGCATCTTCCCACCGGTAAATTCCGGCCCGTAGAGGTCTTTGTTGAGTGTGTTCGCACGGGCTACCTGCCTCGCCGTGTGGAGTCGGCCGTACGTGACGCCATCCTTTGTCGAACGGGATACTCGGCCGCCGATGCGAATTTCGCCCGTGCCGCCCATCACGCGGCGTGTCCGCCGTTTGTTCTTCCGCCTGGGGATCATCCCGCCGTGTTCCAGGATGCGAGGGGCACCCGTCGCACGGGACCGAAGGTCTTTCGGGCCGATGACCGCAGTCATTGTCCGCAGGTCGAACTCGTGCCACAGTAACTTCTTGACGAACGGGTGCGGACGGATCGCTTTCGGCGGCTCGCCGGGTTTTGACACCTTGACCGCTCGAAACCGTTTCCGCTTCCCGGCCTTCACAAGACGTTCTTGTTCGGGCATTGCCGTGACGTACTTCATCGACCGCTTTGCCGACCGCTTGATCTCGCGGGCTGAAGCACTCATCGCCTTCGCGGCAACCGCACCGATGGCGTCGATCACCGGCTTGCGGTCGAAGAATATCTGTTTCGGGTCGAGCTTGAACCCGACACGTGGCATCGGCGACGATGGCTTGTACTTGACGAATGCCATTACCGGACCCCCATGTACTGGAGGCGTACCACAGCCGTCAACTGACGGTATTCGGTAACGTGCTCGTGGATAAACGTCGGGCGGTCTGGCGACTCCATGCAGTTGAGTATGACGCCGCCGGCAGTCAGTGTGGCACCGTGTAGCAGCGTTTGAATTTCCTCGGACAGCAGAACGATCGGGTCGAAGACGTCCGGGTCATCGTCCGGGTCCGTTTCGGTCGAGCGTTTCTGTACGGCAACGTCGATGTCGTAGGTCTCCTGGGCCTTTCCACCACGGTTTATCACCTCGGCAGTGCTGGACACCGGCACGACGCTGACGACGAGGGTGCCCCCCAGGTCCTTCAGGTCGGCACGTGGCGTGTAGGCGCGCGTGGATGTGAACGTCTGGCTGAGCGTAGTGGCAACGGACGCTGCGTTGAGCGCGACCACGACCGCATCGGCGATGTCCAGCATCAGGGATGCCATTGTCTAAAGTTCCTCAACAAGCATCGTGTGGATTCTGAACCGCGTTTCCCCTGAGTGCTGAAAGCACTGCTGGTCGCCCGGTTCCTTTGTTTCGTAGATGTACGTCGTACCGTTTCGCATCTGCCAGATCCGGTCTCCCCGCTGGGGCGTGAACCGGCCAGCAGAGAACACTAGATCGGCTCGTTTGACGATGTAGTCGCGTGAGGTCCATGCTTCAGCACCGAAGGACCCGTCGATCTCGAACATGGTCTGACCGACAACGGCGGAGAGTCTGCAAGCCTCTTCGCCGCGTCGGTAAACTATGTCAATCGAGGCGGACGTTCCCTGTAGTCGGGAAATCGTCTCCTCGCCTTTTTCAATCAGGGTCTTCATTGGGTTAGCCGACTCGGTAGCCAACAAAGGAGGTGGCTCCGGTCATTCTGAAGATCCAGGTTGCACCCGACGAAGTCCCCGCAGCAGCGGGACCAACCGTTACGTCACCGACGAAAGTCACGTCTCCGTCGCCAGCCGTTAGTGTGCTGATGTCATCCCCTCCTGCTCCAACAGTGATGACGTGCAGACGGAAAGCATCCCCAGTGGTAACTCCGGTTGGAAGCACCGCCGCAATTTCTGCTCCGGTCGGAGTCGTCAGGGTAGCAGCAGCGGTAACGGTATGGACAACAATCCCGTTCACAAAATCCGCCGCCGCAATAGTCTGAGCGCCAGCGGCTTCTGCGGAGGGTGCGTCCTGTGCGAAGAACGTATCACCCCGGAGGACAACGCCGCCGGCAACCCCTGTACCGGACGTTCCTCCGGTCAGGACTACGTTACCACCGTCGCCAGAACCAGCAGCAGCACCACCGCTAATAGAACTGCTGCCGCCAACTCCAGTACCCGTACCAGCACCACCAGCCTCGACGATAGCACCGCCGGCACCATTCGTTGACCCAGCCGCACCACCAGTGATGGCAACCGCACCTCCGGCACCTGTGGCACCACCGGCCGATTCACCTCCGACCAGCGAAGCAACTCCACCGGCCCCCGTGCCTGTCGCCGAACCGGCACCCGCCGTGACGCTGGCAAGACCGCCAGCGCCGTTCGTGTGGGCCCGCCCGGCTGCGATCGCGATTAGACCGCCGTCGCCGGCTACCGTCGCATCCAGCCCGCCGATGTCGAGAGTGGAATCTTCGGCTTCCAGGGACGATGCCGTGACAGCGCCACCAATCGTCGCCGTTCGTTCTGCCGAGGAAATTCGCACCTCGACCCACGTGTCGGTGACAACCGAGTCTTTTGAGCACATTCCGAGCAAGGTATTGCCACCGGCAGTGCTTGTGGCACAACCGCTGAGGGTCGTGCCAGCGGCCTCGTCCGCAATGGACGTGCCGTTCGCGTCCCAGTACAGGGCATCACCTTGACTGAAGCCACCGGCCGCACCGCCGACCTGGGCGAACTTGAAAACGCCGTCCGCCTGCAACGCACCGAGGACACCGGCTGCGATGTCCGACAACGCGGGGAACGGTGTGTTCCCGACCACCACAACGTCACCACCGGTTACGTCCGCAACGGGCGTGTGATCGATGCTGTTTCCGTTCTGTAAAAACACTGAGTCTTGAGAAGCCATGTTTTGTATTCCTTACGAAAAAAGTAGGTTGTTGTAAACGACTCCGGCCGGCGGACGATACCACACCGGCCGAAGCCGCCGGAGAAAGGATTACGCACCGGCCGAGAGGATGCCGGCTCGCGTTTCCTGCTTGTTGCAGCCGAAGTCGTGGTAGCCCCGCATCTGGATGCCGAGGGTGTTGAAGTCCGTGTCGGCCGATTCGACGGTCGGGACCTGTTTGCCGTTGAGGAACACCATTTCGATGGTGGCCAGGTTGGAGGGATTGCCCAGCAAGTACCATGCGGTTGTTGAATAGCCGGTGTACGCTGCGTTGTGCAGGTAGCTCGACTTCTGGACGCTGAACTTGCCAGCGTGTGGGTTGCCAGTCGTGAACTTCTTTGTCCCGGCACCACTCGACTCGTCGCGCACTTCGAGGTCGTGCATGAGTTGGGTTGCCGTGACAAACAGGGCGTTCGGAACCAAGAGGATTGCCGGTTCCAGACCAAGGGGTTGACTGTCGGCGTCCACCTGATTCAGGAACAACAGTTCGGCGGCCGTGAGTGACGTGATGGACAGGGCTGTGCCCGCACCCGACTGATAGTTGTTGTTGCCGGACACGAAGAACGTCGCGTTGTCCATGAACTCGGTCCAGAAGATGTTGTTCACCTTGCGGGCAGCGCCAACGCCCAACTTCATTGGGACGGCCGACAGCGCACCGAGGTCGTCGTTGATGATGTCGACCCGCGTGATGGCCATCATCTTGGCGTAGGTCAGCGCTTGGTTGGTGAAACTCTCTTCACCGACCTGACCGTGCTTGATCTCACCGGTGGGTGCAAGCTGGTCGTAGGTGAGGTCACCGGTCAGTCGATAACTGGTGGTCTGCTTGAAGTCGGTGACCGGCCTGACGGCGGAAATCGATCGCCACACCGATTCGACAGAATTGAATCCGGTCAACAGGAACTTGTTCGCCGTGTTCGACAGGATGCCGGGCAAGCTCGTGGTCGAGAAAGCGGCTTCCAGGACGTCACGATAGTTGCCCTTGAATGAGCCCCGTCCGGTGAATCCGTTTTGCCGGGCAGCGGTCAGGAGCGTTTCCTGGAGCCCAATCGTCCCGCCGAACGTCGTGTGGGCCGCCTGGAGCGTCTTGTCGTCGTACTGGTCTTCCACACCAGTGAGTCCGCCGGATACGCACAGGGCAGCTTCGAGCACGTTGTCGGGCTGCCTCGCGTCTCGGTGGATGTGCAGGTGCGGCCCGGCGTCCATTTGGGCCTTGAGAACTTCCAGTTCGGCCTTGTCGACGTCCCAATTTTCGGTGATCGCCTTGGCGTGCAGGTCGGCGTGGTCTTTGCACACCACATCCAACTTGCCGAGCCGGAGGACTTCCGCCGCGTGCTTGGCCCGCAATTCGACCGTCGGGTCGGTGTCCGCTTCCCCCGCCTTGGCGAGCGAAGTCTTGATGGTGCCCTTGGCCTTGGCAGCCTCGGCGTCGATCTTGGCCTGCTTCGCCTTCAGGTCGATCTCGGCGTCGTACGATGCCTTGAGAAACTTGGTTTGCTGCTCGACGAGGTTCTCGGGGTCGAAGCCCTTGGCTTTCAGCCATTCGTTGAAGTCCATGTGACTACTCGCTTTCTGTTGGGTTGCCGCGATGCTCACGGTGGTTTCAAAATCACCCGGCACCGCGACAAAGGAGATTTCGTGGATTGAAGATTTACGAACAACTTGAATCGGGCCGGCAAACGTGCGGCCATTGACGACCACGCTGCGGCCGGATTCGATGTGCTCTCGCTTGTGAATGCGAGCGCCGATGGACAGCTTCCACGGGAAGCCGTTTCTGCTGGACGCGACAACCTCGGTAGCCGCCGCACCGGCCCCGGACACAATGCCCTGGACTGTGATGCCGGACGTCGCATTGACTTGGATGTTTTCTGAGTGTCCAACGATCCGCTCGTCGTCGTGGTTATGCAGGATCGGACGGCTGCCTTTGATGACGGTGACACCCGCCAGGTCCACCACGACGGGACCGCTTACGCCGTGCGGTCGCATGAGCCCGCCGGAGTAGGCCGTGCCATCGAACCGCTTCGGGGCATCGTCGCCGGCGGCTGCCTGCAAGTCGATTGTCGGGCCGTCGCAGAGGATCAGCGTTTCGCCGGACTGCTTCGTGGCACGCAACACGAGGTCACGCACCTTCGGCCACTTTCGTTTCTGTCGCATTGGGCGACTCCTTGGTTGGTGTTGCTGCCGTTTCCACGGGCGCGACCGGGTCAAGCAATTTGTCGGCGAGCCGTTTCTGGTACTCGGGCAAAGTGAGGCCCAACGCCTCGGCTTGCATTTCCATTTGCTCCTCCCAGTCGTGACCTTGCTCGGCCCAGACCTGGGGCAATGTCGTCTGGAACGATTCGAGTTGGGTCTTGGTGGCCGTTGCCGCCTTCTGCGGGTCGATGTCGTCGAGCCCGTCCCAGAACCAATTGATCTGCCATTGACTGATAGGCACGAGTCCGTCGAGCGGCAGGTAGCCGGGCACGTCGCTCGTGACCCACTTGACCCAAGCGATGAACGTGGGAGTCAGCGCATCGCTTTCCCACTCGCTTTGTTCGATGTGTGCTTGCCGGGCGTAACCGAGTCGGTCGAGCTTGCCGGACGCGAAGTTGAATTCGCTGCTGTCGTGGGCCCCGACGTTGAACGGCATTGATAGCGCGGCAAACGCCTCGGCAAGGATCTCACGTTTGAACTCGCCGTACGTCGTCGACGGTTGCTCGGGACGAAGTTGACCGAGTTGGTAGCCGTCGGGCAGGACGGTGACCATCCGCTGCGTCAACTCGAAGACATCCATCGCCTCCAGTTCGGTGGTGGCGGCGGTCGAACCTTGCGGGCCCCATCCGGCGGTGTCCGGCAACTGTGCCGTTTGGATGACCAACGAATGGTCGGCGGCGACCTCTGCTGCTGCCAGGACGGCGAGTGTGAATCGTCGCAACTGCGAGAACAGCGGCAGGGCCGGGGTCGTTTCCGGGGTGCCGCGATGCTGTTCGGCTCGGTCTTCGCGGAAGAGGTGAAGAACCCGGTTCGCTCCGACCCAATCGTGTTCGGTGCCGAACGTGCCGATCAGCCCAGCGTCACCCGGATGGGCACGCAGGACGCAATACTCAATCGGGTTGTCCGAACCATCGAATCGGATTCCATCCAACAGGTCAGGGTCGAAACCGGGAGTCGGGTCGGTTACGCGGTCGCATTCGATGACGCGCAGGTCCAACTGCACGGGTGTTGCCCGCAATGTCCGATTGCGAACGAACATCGCAAAAGTTTCGCCGTCGGTCGTCTTCGCCTTCTTCATGGCCCGCAACTTGCGGGCCAGGCGAATGGCGTGGGCCCAGCGTTTCCACTCCCGTTCGATGGCACGGTCGGCGTCTCGGTCCCCGGTTCGTAATTGAAGTCGTGGGCCGGTTCCGATGATATCGCTTGCAACCGTGTCGACCATCGAACGGCAGTAGCTGTTGTTCGCGCACTCGTACCGCGAGCGGGAACGCAATTTCCTTCGTACGGCCAACGAGTTGGAAGCGTCGGCCGACAGTTCGTCCGCGTTGCCCCAATGCCGCTCGTTGTCGGTCACTGTCTGCGCGGCGTCATAGCGGGCGAGCATGTTGCCCCAGCGCCGTTTCTGTGGCGCGGCGAAGGGAGTACCGAACTGGTCGAGAACGGGCATTACACGGTCCCCGGGGGTCGGAGTTTGCCGTACCTGATTGGCAGGGCGGAAGATGCTCGGGCCGCGTTTCTGGCGACGTGTTGGTCAGCGGCGATGAGATCGGGGATGGGCTGCGCGATGGTGGTGTTGCCGTCAATGCGAACCTCCATGGCCCCGGCTGCCGTGTCCTCGATGTGATCTTGAATCGTTTCTTCTGCCATCGTGCCGTTTCCTTACCGTTTCTATGTGAAGTGGCGGGTCCGGGAGTCGCACCCGGCGGTCCAGACTTATGAGGCCCGAATGGGCACTGGCCCACCCGCGTCGTCGAACGAGCGCACGAAAAAAGGCCCTGCGAAGATGCGGCTCCGCATGGCCTTTGTGTGCGCTGGTTTCGTGCCGGGTAATTAGGCCGGCACGTCGTCCGTACGCTGTTTAGTATTCAGGTGGAACGAAGAAGTGCAATAGTGATCGGGTGGTGCATGGTCACCCGTGACCATGAGCGCATAAAAAAAGCCCCTGCCGTTTCTGGCAGGGGCGTTAGTGGCTTGTTAGTGGAGTCTTACGTTACCGTGAACCCAGTCGTGAATGTTATTCGGTTGGCAGGATCGAGGCACACCGAACCGCAAACGAGGTCCACCTGATCGCAATACGACTCACCAGCAGTTTGTGGGGCTGTCAGCGTCCCGCCTTTTTCGATCCGCACCTTGCCGATCCTGCCACCGTCCAGCACCACGGTCCCACCCACGATCCGAACGCTGCGGTATCGTTCGCCTGGTTTCACCACCATGGTTTTGCCCGTTCGCACGGTGGTGGTAAACAATCGCCGACATAATGCTTTGAGAGTCAACATTCAATCAACCTCCCGTTTCTGGCAGGGGTGTTAGTGGTGGGTTACTCCTCCTATCTCATCTGAAACCATAATGGTGGCCCGATGAAATCGATACTACACATCGTCCATCTGCCAACCATTCCACCCATTCCGTAAATTCGACGTTGCGACCGCATACAAGTGGCGTAGGCTTTGCGCGCCCTGTCACTACGGTGGCGGCTGCCAAGTCGCTTAACGAGTTTCCGTGCTTGTCGAATCTTCATGGTTCCTCCCGTTTCTGGCAGGGGCTTTGTTCATTCCATTCATCTCTTTTCTACGCCTTTGGCCCGGACAACGCGGGTGATGTGGCCGCCGTCCGCGCACAGATACCCGCCGGGGCATAGTGTTACGGTCTCGTAATAGTCGCCGTCCTGCGTAATCAACACCTCGCCGCGACGGATGGTGATGTCGTTGCCGGGCCCCGCAATCGCTCTCTTGAGTCGTCGGCAGTGTGCTGATGCGCCAGCGTCGTCACGCGGCGGGTCTGGTCGCGGATCGTATGGATTTGGCATCATTCCTCCCGTTTCTGGTGATGGACGCAGCCGAACTTGGGACCGGGGTAAAACGAACCGTCTTCATCGTATGCGTACATGAGATTGTCATCTTCACCATCTACGTCCCACGGCTCGCCGAGTTTTTTTTTGTTGTCGCAGCGGTGATCGCCGTGATGAACGTCGACCTCCATCCAGTGCTTGCACGTGTCGCAGGTATTCATGGTTTCTCCCGTTTCTGGTGATGAACACAGCCGAACTTCGGGCCGACACCCAGGGTGGCGTTGTACTCATTCCAGCCCTTGAAGTCGTAATCGCAGTCGCCCAAATTGCTGGCGAATCCACCCTCTTTTAGCCAGTGCTTGCACGTGTCGCAGGTTGGTGCCGTTTGCAGGCGATGAACCTCTTCGCCAAGCCGATCAATCTCGGCCTCATGTTCCAGGCACCGCTCACACGGTTGCCCACCGTAGTCGTAGTTTTGAATCACGGTTCCTCCCGTTTCTGGTGCTGAACGCAGCCGAACTTCGGGCCAGTCTCAATTGGTATACTGCCGTCGCAGTCCCATGCCGAGGCATAATCGTCACAGGTGACGCTGGACGCTTCAGTCAGCTTGGGATGCTCGCAATCCTGCATTTTCCAGTGCTTGCACGTGTCGCAGGTTCGCTCTGTTTCTTCGGGGCGATACAACAGGCACGTGTTGCATGAGTGCGGGTCGGCAGGCTTTTCGCCTCCCAAGGGAGTGCCCTCGTGGCACGGGTCAAAATCCATCGTCGGATAACGCGCCATGTCATTCATTCTGGCGAGACCGCCGAGAAACATGGATAGGAGAGAATGTAGACCTGACACTGAGTCCCGTACGTGGCGTGCGGACAGACCGTCTGCATCAATATCTTTGCACCACTGTTCTATGGTTGGCGGTGAGCCACCACTGAACAATAGGTCCCACTCGGCTTGCACCTCCTGCAACCTAACCGCAACGCGGGCAGCCTCCCGAATATCTGTAGCGCTGAGTTGTGATATCACTTGTCCTCCCGTTTCTGCCGTTTCTTGGCGGTTGCCCTGTCGTAGTGCCCGGGCCGGTTTCGTGGCTGCGCGAGGAACGCTTCCAGGTCGGCCGGCGCTATCAGGTACTGCATACCGGGCATAATTGCAGGCAGCTTTCCCTGCTTACACCAGAGGGCGACAGTGCTGCGATCGACCTCGGCGAGCGGGGCGGCATCGGTTACGGTGAGGAGGGGTTGTGTCTCGTTCATTTGGTCTTCCTTGGTTAGGGTTGCCGTTTCCACGAAGGGGCCCAGCACGCCCGCCCCGGCCGCTTTCGCGGTGGAGTATCCGGGACGGGCTCGGGGCCCCTTACCTCCCCTTCGCTGGGTTGTTAGTTTGCGTGCCGGAAGTCGGCCCGCTCCGTCAGTCGTCATCATGCGATTCGGTTTCGCA